TGGATATTCTTCTCAAGATAATTTGATATATCAACAAGCGATAAATTTTTCTTTCCTATGATACGTTCAAGTTCAACATATCCAGGATGTTTTATTTTTTTAATTGATTCTAAAATATTGTCACTAGTGGTGCCTGAAGTTTTAGTTAAATTTAATAAACTATCAACAAACTTTTTTTCTTTTTGAGTTGGACTTGGATAGACTTTCGGAATATAATCGAGAATCGCCTTTAATGAAGGCGCAGCACCCGCCTCGAACTTAGCAGAGAAATTCATCTTAATTTCTTTGTCATCAAAAATAATAACCACAATATAATCAATTAATGGGGCATTTGAATTATCTTGAAAATAAAAATATTTAAAGTTTTGATACTCAGGCTGATTTACGACCCAACGTAGAGAAATAACTTCTCCAAAATCTTTACCGATAGATTGTCTATCTTGTGGCTTAACTAATGAATATGCAGCCATAGTTTTACTATCATATGATATACTTCCTACTTTACCTCCCTTAGCTTGGTTGAACAATGAAAGCATAAACTTTTTAGTGGGATCATCTATCTTTAATCCCAAAACACTGGACTCTACAGTCCTATCGTACATATCGACTGAGGTAAATTTCATACTCAATCCAAGAGAAGATGGTGATAGTTCTTTAGTTTTAATTGAACCTTTTTCAGTATAGGTATTTACACAATAGAATTCTTTTCCATCTAAAGTCTTTATTGGAGAAGATTTAATTCTCACAATAACTGGCGTATACTTTCCTGAGATTATCTTTTGAATCTCACTCGAAACATCTTGAATTTCTACTGTGAACTTATATGTTTTAAAAAATTGTTTAAGATCCGTACTGGTAGCAACTTCAAGTGCTTTATATGAAGATTGGTATCTTGAAACTTTCTTTTCGACTTTAATGTCATTTTTATCGAAAATTCCAATAATAGCCTCAATTGTTTTATTTTGATCATCTAAAGTTGAGCTTGTTATTTCTCCAATATTTTTAGACATCTCACACCTTTAGCCCACTGAATTTAGATTTACTAGTTCTGGGCTGTTCATCAAAATCTTGCCCAGAGTCTACGATATTCTTCTGTGCGCTCTGTTCAATATCATAGAGTCTCATCTTGCTTCTATCGATACCCAAAGCGAACCTCTTATTTAGCGTTGGGTCATTATATCGATTCTTCAACTGCTTAACCATAATCTGATTGAGGCTCTCAAGTTCCTCGCTAGAGATTAGGGCAAACATCATATCAGCAGTCGCAGGTAGACCGAAAGACTCTGAAGTATCTTCCAAACCTGGATCGGTATTGCTGAAACCAGTACGAGTCGTCTGAGTCGCCGACATAATCGGAACCTTAAACTCTACTGCAAGACCTCGCAGTTCTTCAGCGATTGCCTTGATGTAGGAATAGCTGTTGACATTGGCACCGTGTTTGATACGAGCCGATGCACAAATATTAAGATAGTCAATGAAGATGATACTGGGTTTAAAGTGTTTCTTTAGAGCAAGTTCATTCAAAAGATTGCGGAAATGGATAGAACTGGCTGATGCAGTCGGATACTCCTTAATGATTAACTTACCCTTAATATTCTCCTTGAGACGACCAATCTTACGATCGTAGACATCTTTAGGAAGATTACCAAGGTCTTCAAGTTTAACATTAAGGAGGTTTGCGTCAATACGTTCAGCAATCTTTTCTTCAGCCATTTCCATGGTGATATAGAGAACATTTAGATTTTGAGATAGAGAAGCCGCAGCCATATGACACATGAACAATGATTTACCAACGCCTGTGTTGTGCGAAGAAACACCATTAGTATAGTATCTGTGATTTTTGTGATCTACTTGAATATCGACAATGGGAATTTTATTCCCTGTTTTTACAACTTTACCAACTTTAATCCCATCATCGCAAATATACTCTGGCGTAGAAATACAAACTAGATTTTTTTGATCCTCATATAGATCTTTTGCGTATTTCCATCCAGCTGTGGTCTCGAATAGATGATTCTCATTTACTCTAACGAATCGACCATCTGATAATTCTAGTTTGTATTCTTCCCATTCACCTTTATCTACAAATAATGAAACAGGAACAAACCCATCTGGTGAATCGACTTCAACTTCATATCCTTGAATCAAAAGATCTTGAATCTCAGAAATTGAAGTTTCTTTAATATTCCACATAAAATTCCTCACAAATCATATAAATAAAAGTGTCTGTCGCGATGCGCTAACATCCACAGACTCTACCACTAATAAGGAGTGTCAGCAAATGTATTTATCAGTCTATTATAACTTATGCTATTCTAAAAAGCAACTTAAAGAGTTTTGGATAAAAGGCTCTGGATTGCATCGCCACCATATAATACCAGTACATTCTGGCGGTACTGACGAAGAAAATAATTTTACATATTTGACTGTTCGTGAACATATAATTGCTCATTTCCTTCTTTGGAAAATTCACAGAAATCCAAACGATCTTCGCTCGATGCATATGCTTGGTGCAAATCTTTCACCACAATATAGAAAAATAACTGGTAATTTTTGTAGGGATAATAAAATTGGAATTTATTCTGACGAATACAAAAATAACAAATTTGCGCAAATACGAAGATGTAAAAACTCAGCAGAAACTCAAAAAAAGTTAAAAGTTGGAACCTTTAGTGAGGAAGGAAGGAAACAATTGACGACCAAAGCTGGTAAGGTTAGTGGTAAACTTCAAAAAGAAAATAAGATGAATATCCACGATCCAGCTAATTTCCAAAAGTATGCTTCTCTTGGTGGTAAAGCAATTAAAGGTATGATTTGCGTAACTAATGGAAAACATAGAACTAGAATCAAACCAGAAAAATTACAAGAATACATATCAAATGGTTACAAGAAAGGATTTACTGTTTCTTCCTAAATCTGATTCTAACTAAAGTGTTTGGGTGTACGCAACCAGCCAGCGCAATATTCAAAGTTTTTTGAGGCAATCCGCCCTTGGTGATGCGATTAAAGTAGTCAAGGTCAAAGGGAACTCGGCTCTCAACCTTATGATAAAATTCATAACGCTGTTCAGCATTTTCAATATAGTCGTGACCGATATTAGGATCAAACGAAATAGACAAAGCATCTGATAAGATTTGCGGGATAGAACCCTTAGTCTTATCAGTCTTTGTCTTTCCGTCTAGAATCTGAATCGATTCTAGGATAGCATTGTGTAGTGCTTTTTCTTGACAGAATTTCTCAGTCTGTTCGGTGAGCCACTCAGACTGACTCACCTCTTTGTTTAGTCGCAATTCTTCAATTAGATCTGAACACTTCTTATAATCTTCTTCGAACAGACCTTCACGACTTTCTAGTTCAACCTGAATCGCTTCATGACTTGGGAGGAGATTGTACTTTAGAACGTACTTTTGAATTTCCTCGAACAGAATTTTTTCGCTTCTTTCCTGCAGGTACTCGCTCTTCAAATACGGTAGAGTCTTTCGAACGAACTGTTCTTCTAGGAACAGGTTCTTCAAAATAATCTTCTCTATTTTCTTCATTTAGATTCTCGCTGTAGTATTTTTCGACTTGGGCAGCAACGGCTTTCTCAATAATTACAAGAAGGATTTCACCAACTAACTTACAGAACTTGAGATCCTGTAAGTATTCTTCTTTCTGCTTTTCAGAAAGGTCTGAATTACAGACCTCACAATCAAATGAAGCCTGCATCCCTTTGTAACCGAGATCCTCATTCATCCTAATGGGACCGTAAGAGTATATTATACCCTTAAACTTACCCTTAAGCAACTCTATTTGGAGGATATCTTTCTCGCTACTAGCAGCTGATGCTTTGAAATACTTGTCTTCTTTATACTTCCAATTTCTATACTTGGATTCTAGTTTATCGAGTGCTGATTGAAAATACTTATTCATCATCTTCCTCCTCTTCTGTTACCTCTGCCAGAGGAACATTTGAGTCAGTTTTAGCGAACTGATATTTACCACGAACCCACTCTTTGAACGATTCGTTCTTCAAAATAGAATCCCAGAAATCAGCAGTGTCTGTATCTGCCAGACGACACTTCTTGGCTTCAACTTCACCAGTTTCCATATTGACCTTAGAATACCAGCCATTGGTAGGTTTTACAACATGACCAGATTCTAGTGCAATTTCAAGTAGACCAGACCACTTGCTGATGCCACCATCAAACTTAACAGTTACTGGAATCTTAGCTTTCTCGCGGACATAGCGTGATTTTTCAACATTAATGATGAAGCTGTATCCGACAAGTTCAGTGCCATCTTTTTCTTGCTGACGACCAATAATAAAGATATTGTCAGCCGAATAGTAGGAACCAGTACCACCGCCTACGATTGCCTTGGGGAACATACCAATTTCCATATAGGTGTGGTTGACCACGACCATTGGGATATCCTTGAGATTCAAGTGAGGTGTGACCATACGGAACAGAGACTTGATTTGCTTGGCTCGGGTCATGTCACCAACCGATTTCTGGTCGAGCGCATCTTCAACTTCTTTCTTAGAAGCAAGATTGCCGATCGAGTCAATAAGAATCATCACGTGCTCGCCACGAGTAATTTCTTTTAACTGATTCATGATGTCAAACTTCAATTGTTCAACGTCAGTAATCGGCGTGTGAATTACACGATCACGATCAATACCGAAAGAATCAAAATAAGATTCAGGAGTACCAAACTCTGAGTCATAGAATAGAACAACAGCATCCTTATACTTGTCC